TGTTGAGTTATCGCACCCTGTTGAGTTATCGCACCATGTCGAGTTATTGCACCTTGTTGAGTTATTGCACCTTGTTGAGTTATCGCACCATGTCGAGTTATTGCACCCTCGACAACCACGACAATTCTGACAACCGTTACAATCCTCGTTAGAATCCTGCATTTTCTGCTCTTCTACCAATCTATATTTTTTTCCGTTTAGTTCTATTTCGTTTTCCATAAATTTCAACACCTCAAATTCTCAATATAGTCCCGTTCAATTCCGCAGCTTCCCTGAGCGTCCTAACCGATTTTTCCCGTTTGATCTTTATGTCACAAGCCAGACAAATATCCTCGGCCAGCGGTTCAAAACAATTTTTTAGCGTTCCGAGTTGTGGCCTTAGTATTCCAGTACATGTTTTGCATTCTGTTTTATCAGTTTTGTCTTTCCAGATGCACTGCACGCCCTCCTTAGCTGGAAGCATCAAACGGAAGAATAAATTGCCCTCAAAACGGTTGCCCTTCATATCTACTACTGCATTACACATACCACAACGTTTTGCACCAATATTATTAGTTATCATAAACCATCACCCTCTTCAGTTGGAAGATCACTATCCTCCACAATAAAAACCTCTGGCTTTTGTTCGTTTTTTATTGCTTTTACATAAATGGATTTGAATGTTCTACCTCCATTCACTTGCCGGTTTGTTTTTTTCACTTTTAGTATCTCAACCTGGCAGATTGTCGCAGTTGTTAAATTAGTCTGAGTAATAGATGCTACCATAACCTCACCCACTCGGTACCTACCAAGACGGTTATGGATCCATACACCTTCTTTTAGTATATCGTGCAGTACCGGTTTGGACATCCTTACAGCTTTATGCCATCGTGTCATATTTTCACCCCATTAAATTTTTGAATAAAATAAATAATAAAAAAAGAAAAGAATCAGAGGATTGCCTCTGGTCCTTCTTTAGGTTTCTTAACTTTAACCGGGGCATGTGTCTTTACTCTATTACGCATGATCCCCTTGCTGTCCTTTTCTTGGATCACGTGCAACATGCAGACTTTGCCAACCAGATCTTTGAGATTAAGATTAGTTCCTTGTTCTGCCTTAAACCCACAAGCCTTGAAAATATCAAACAACTTGGACTTTGTGGATAAAGTCAAGCTTGAATTTTCATATATGAAGGTTCCAGTTTCTATTTCTTCCCATTTGTGGGATAGATATTCCCCGCCATCTTGAGAAGATACTTTTTTTGCAGTACCTAGATATTCACATTCATATAGGGCCTCTTCTAAGAGTTCAAACTCTTTGCTCTCTTTTACAGTCATTTTTTCATCAATAACTCCAAAATCTGTTTCTGTTTTTTCCTCTATTTCTTCTTCCATTTCTTTTGGTTTCTCCAATTTTGCCTGCATATTTTCACCTTTTTTTTGTTTCCGATAGATACGTATAATACGTATCTAACGGTTTGTGGGATGCATTAAGGTGTATGTACTTTGGCTGAACTAGGTGATCAAAGGACAAGTTAATGCATCTATCCACTATAATCATATGCTTCTTCAGGTTCTTTCATTACCTTATTGCAATTTGAACACCGCCATTCTCCAAGTCCATCTATCCAAAATCTTGTTTGTTTACAGCATTCCATCTTTACACCACTTAGGTCACTTAGCCAACACCTATTCCTCTTCTAATCCATCAAGATCACCAATAATACCATAGCTAATAACAACATAGTTGCTACTAATAATGTAATTCCAAATAATCCTAGGAAATCATTAAAGTCATTATTGGTTATCATTTGTTACCTCTGTTGTATTAGGTATTGGATAAGGAACCGGATAGGGAATCGCAGAAATCTTCTTGATTTTAAGAGTTGATTCTTTTGATTCAGAATGTTCAAGGTTTTTGTATTCTTTCTTAGCTTGTTGAGCACTCCAGGCATTTACTAGAAACTTCTCTTCCACTACTTTCTTTATTGTTACTTCATATGTTTTCATAATCTCATTCCTCCACTAATCTATTCATGCGATCCATTAACATATGGACATCTGGTCTCTTGTTCTCCTTCCTCTACTGCAAACCAACCCCTACAATACGGACATTGATAGACAACTAATTTAGGTATTTCAGCATCTGGTTTTTTTGTTTCCATTTTAATTTTGAGGATTGATTCTTCATCTTCTCTGCATTTATTATAAAATTCCACGTCATTCATATCAAATCACCTATTCCTCTTCTAATCCATCAAGATCATTGTCATCTTCTTCTAGTATTGCAGTTTCTTGCTCATCTTTTAATTTCTCTGCTGTCTCCTTTGCATAGCGTTGTTGTTCTTCCAGAACAGCAAGCCTGCGCCGTTCCCTACATCCCCGGCATAATCCACAAGTACAAACCATACCAACACCACTTTAATTATAGGAGTCAGGGGACTCCCTACCCCTGACTCCAAAGCGACCTTCCAGGTGTGAGCCTGGCTTAGAATTCGCATGATTCCATTTTACATCTAGCTTTAGGAGTAGCGTATAAGCTTCTTCCCAGCTTAGATTTGCGTATTGACCTTCTTTGATTCGTGCAAGTTCAAATGCACATTTCATCACATTTTTTATTTGATTTCGGTTCACCATATATACACCAATTTAGTATAATCCCTTAACATTTATAAAGGTTTCTATTACATTTCCAAATGATTTATAAATGTTTTGTTATAGTATATGTATCTATTGTTATGGAAACAAAAGGGATAATATGACAGTTGAATTAGCAGAAGGATCTAAGATAACTACAAAATTAAAACATTATGGTGGCAGTTATTCTATTAGAATACCGCCGGTAGCAGTGCAATATATGAAAGTTGAGGCAGAAGAAGACCTTGAGATATTGTGTCTTGATGGAAAACTGGTAATAAGGAGGGATTCAAATGAAGAAAAATGAAGCATTAACATGGTTATTTGGAGGAATTGTATTAAATATTTTTTGCTTTTTTGGTGGATTGGTTCTATTTGTTCCTCTATGTTTTCTACCGTTTACAATTTGGGTACCTATCTATGGGGCCTATAAATATATGGAAGAGGATTAGTATTATGAACTTTGATAATTCTTATACAGATAGTGGGTGTTGTATAGATCATAGTTTGTATTTAGGCGGAAAGAAAAAGCCAAAACTCCATAAAGATGATATTAAAGTATTTGGGTTGGTAGTAAGTGGATTTATCCTTATATCTGGAGTATTAGGAATTCTATTCTCAGATATTGGTGGTGATCAAGGGCATATGTTTTGTTTAACTGGGGGGATCTCTCTAGTTGTTATTGGATCATTTATATTGGGGAGATTAAGTAAATCATAAAGATTTACCTATTATTTCAGCATCTGGTCTTTCTTTTAGGTGTGTCACGGTTGATAGATTTTTTATCCATTTATACCACTTAATTCTATTTTTCATCCGTTTTTTATTAATTAGTTTTTCTTTTTTTATAATTTATTTTTAAAAACATTTTCTTTAATATGCTTAGCTATGGCAAACATAAATTCCGGCATGACTGCATTTCCAAGACGTGATACTTGTTCTTCAAATGTTCCAAGTAAAATAAAATTATCTGGAAATGAGCAGAGTCTCTTTAATTCTTCGATAGATAATCCTCGATCTGAATCCCATCGAATAAAAAAATCTCCGAATGTATCAGTGTGATATAACGTCTTTGTTATTGTTGGCACAGGTCTATTCGGATTGAGACGACAAGTTCCAAAATATTTTCCAGGAGTATATTTTGATATACGTTCACCAGGGCGAAGTTTATTTAAGAATTCAGCTCGCTTTCCTTTTAATATTTTATATTTTCCAACTTTTACTGAGTTTAGAGCTTCTCGAACCGGGATTAATTTATTTAATGGAATCGGATAAGTTGGAATTTTATTTAGGTCTTTTCGTATTCCAATTACAATTATTCGAGCTCGAGATTGCGGAACACCATAATATTTTGCATTCATGAGTTTCATTTTCCAGTTATAATCGAGCGTATTTAGTTTTTTCATAATTAATTTGGTATAATGCTTATGCCCTCCGATTATCATTCCTTTGACATTCTCAATTACGAATACCTTAGGAGCGATTTCTTCTATAAGAGTGAGAGTTTTTAGATAGAGATCATTTCGTTCGTCAAAGATATTTCGCTTTCCGGCCATACTAAATCCCTGGCATGGCGGGGACGCATCGAGAAGATCGAGTTCTCCTTTTTTTAGGTTTATTTCAGTTAATATTTCTTGAGCAGTTATTTTATTTAAATCCCATTTTCTTATAGGTACTTCTGGAAAATTTGCCTTAAAAGTTTCTATTGCATTATCATCCCAGTCTATCGCCAATAGCTCCGTGAATCCCGCCTTATGATACCCTAAAGAAGAACCTCCACAACCTGAGAATAATGAAATAAAGTTTACCATTCAAAACCACATTTAGGACATTTTGATTTTGATTTAAGATCATCTTCGGTTATTTCTTTTTCTAAAATTATTTCGTTTAATTTTTCAAAATCTAGATTTATATTAGTAAAACTTTCAAGTTCAGGGATTTCTAAATTAAACTCTTCTAGAAAACTCAGCATACCGTCTGAAGTGATCTCACCGTATTGACTATTATAACTCAAAACCATTTCAGCTGCTTGTTTCTTTGTTTCTGCTTCAATTTCAATGTAGGGAAGTTGATTATCCTCCAGAGTATATCCCTGCTTTATAAGAGATTGAATTGCATTTATTCTTTGATGTCCATCAAGAATGTAATCATTTTCAGCCCATACAAATATCGGAGCATTGAATCCATTACGAATAATAGATTGTTCAAGTTTCTTCTGGGCTTCTTTCGAGAGTGTTTTTAGATTTCCTTGAAATGATTTAAAATCAGATATTGGTTTTGTTTTACATCCCTTAACATTAATCTTTATTTTATTTTTTATATTTATCATTATTCTCCCTCTTTAGCATCTTCAATTTTTAAAATTCCTATACCAACATAAGGACCGTATTTGCCATTTTCCAATTTAATCGCAATTTCAGTATCATCTGCAAGTCCAAGATATTCCCACACCTCCCTGGGGATGCGCAAATCAAATGAACCACCGACAACCTTTGCCTTACTTTTAAACACAACGCCTTCTTTTGCAATAACTGTCATGTTCTGTTTATGGAAGTAAATATTTATAAATCTATTGTGCGTAATTAGTGCGGTGTGTTTATGAAGCAAAAACTTTCTGATATGATACCGAATCCTGACAAAAGGTCTGAAACTGAAATCAAAAAAGATATGGAAATACGAAATAAAATGATAGATGATGCGCATGAGAAATTAGTAAAGAAATTTGAGGATCCGGATCTTATTAAGATGGTATTTGATGAGCTTGAGAAAGAACATCTTATGGATGATATGGAAAAGTTATTTGTTTTTATGATGAGTCGAACTGCGTTTTTAAATTCTACTTCTGATCGGAAGAGTATTTGCTTGAAAGGTGACTCTTCTGTTGGTAAGGATAACTTAGTCAAAACGGTACTTAAACACACCCCAGATGACAGTTATTTAATGCTGACAGGAGCCACCCAGGCAACAATGCAAGACGATATAGGAAGTTATCAGATAATCGCTTATTCTGAAATGAACGCTCATCGTGATGGTGGGGCCAATTCCGATCTTGTTGAGGTTGTAAAACAACTAACTGAAGGCGGAACCAACACAATGAAGAAAGATCTCAAGACTGGATTTAAAGAAATGAAACTAATTGAACAGGAGCAGAAGACTATTATATATAGTACAACAGAGGAAGCAATAGATGATGAATTAGATACTAGGTTTACCGTTGTTACTGTCAGGGGCAGACCAGAAAAGACTGCAGCAGTAAATAATAATACATTACGACAATTGAATAAAACAGCAAAACAACAGGAAAATGATGATTGGCTAAAGAAAGGGCAAGAGCTACTGAAACCTTATCCTGTACTTTTTCCATGTGTTGCTACTATAGAGGATTCATCGGAATATTTTAATACTTCTGATCCACGATCTTCCAGGGATTTGAAAAGGATTGTTTCTTTGGCTAAGGCGTTTGCGTGGTTGCATCAATTTCAGAGGGCAATTGTTAAGATTGATGGTGAGGAGTATATAATAGGCGCTCCGGTGGATTTCATAAATGCTATTATTCTTGCTGCTCCGTTCTTAGATTCTACTTATCAGGGGTTTGATGCGCGTGTTGGGGCTATCTATAATCTGTTGGATGAAAACGATGAACAGTTTGATAGGGATTATATTTGCGATAAATTGCGTTTGAAACGTTCCGTCTTTTACCACAGGATGAGAGTACTTGTGGATGGCGGTTTTGTGATTAAAAATCAGCCAGAAGGTGTGGGAACTCGTGTTGTTTACACCCGTTCACGAACCCTGTCAAACTATGTCCAGAACCCGTCCAGATTGTTTGACAGGGTTATGGACTTTGATCATGAAAAATGGCTTTTGGAAAAAGGGGTTGACAGGGTTCTGGACGGGTTATGGACTGGTTCTGGACGGGTTTTGACAGGGTTAATTTACCAAAAATGCGTCGTAGATGAGCTAACCCTGTCAAATATATATAAAAAATGTATTTATATATATACTGGACTACCATCAACTAAAACAAATAAGGGGGTAAGTGAGTATGTTTCCGGAAAAAGCTGGACGGGTATGCCAAAAGTGGAAGAATGTGATAACGGAGATCTAAAAATAATGCCAGTGAAAAAACCCTTTGATAAGCCCACAGATAACCATTAACTAATTCCACATTTAATAATAAAAAAGAGGTTGATAAAATGAAAAGAAAAGAATCTAAAATGGATATAAAAAGTTTGTTTAAATGCGGTACTTTGGAAATAGCAGCAATAACGTTCTATGATGTTGAGGTTGATAATAATGCCCAAAATCCATCCTAATTTCAAAATTAGGACATGTACGCGTTGTGGGCATATATGGCCTCCAAGATCGCTTAAAACCGATTTATTGCCTCTTGTGTGTCCTAAGTGCAAGAGTCCATATTGGAATAAGAAAAGAAAATACAAGCTAAAAAATGTAACCTAACAATCCTAACATTCACTAACCTCTACCGCGTCTTTGTTAGGGTTGGTTGTGGATGTTAGGGTATCCTGAAGTACTGTTTCACCCACTTCACCAACATCAAAAATTTAGTTGTCAGAATAAGTGATTATACATGAAACATATTTATCTGCTGGAATATACATCTCATAATATCCTTTCTTTGGTCCTTCCTCTATTTTCTTTATTTGTTTTTCTTCAACATCAAGAAACCAATATGCTTCTTGCATATAAGAAGTAAAGAAAGATAGTTTACCATTAGTATTGTATTTTTTTGAAGCCATTTTGAATTGATCGCCAAAGTCTTTAACAGATTGTAGATATACTGCTACACCTAATAAATCAGGATTCTTCTCATTTTTAACATATTCTAGTTTCCTTTCAATAATAAAATCACTTAGATGGAGAATAAAATTAATTGAAGTATCCCCATCATTTAATATTTCCTTAGCATCCCGAGAACCTATAGGCCCAATTACAAATAGAGGAAAAAACATATCACATCCACTCAATTTCTTTACCATATAACTTATGGAACACAAATGTATCGTCTGCTTTACAAACTGGATAAACATTAACTAAGTGAAATGGAATTTGTCGATTTGCTGTTGTTTCACTTTTTGGAAATGGTTTAAATCCAAATACCCAACCAAAATATTTAAATATAAGATACAAAGTTTGTCTAAATTTACCATGTTTAATGATACTATTCTTATGTTTAAAAACGTATGAAAGGCGATCTTTAAATTTTTTTTCAGCAAAATTGCAGGCACTCCCTGAGAATTGCTCAGTCACTTGTTTTTCATCTCGGCTATCATATTGCAGATCATATAACTTAATTTCTCTTAATCTTGCAGCCCCTACACCGAAACAATGACGGTCCATCCGACGTTCTAAAAGTTCAATTCCCTCTGGTAAACCATCCACCATAAAAATTAGATGTGCCATTATTTAGTAATTATAGAAAGGTATTTTATTCTTATCGGAATAATTAAGTGTATATGGGGCGAGGACTGGCAAACAGGTACAATGCGGTTAAAGATGAGCTTTACAAGGATGTAATAGCGGGGGCAACCCTTAATGACTTAAAAATAAAATATAATTTATCGAATGGTTCTGCTCAAAGATGGCGAGATACTATTTGTGAAGAGATGAGTTGTTTTGCTCCAGCTAAAGCCGAAACGCTTAAAAAAAGATATTTTGCCGTTACTCTGGGAAGATTAGAACTCTGTGAAAGATTTGCTTTTAGGAGAGTAATGAAAGAGATGCCAGGAGCAGTTAAGGACATGTGTGTAATCATTAAAACTAAATCAGAACTTCTAAGTCGTTTTGGAATAATACCAAAACTTGAAGACAACTCAATGAATATCAATGTCACCAATATTCAAAGTCTAGTCGAAGATTTGAAGAAATCTATAGACGCCAATGTTTATGAAGCAGAAGAAGATCAGGAATCTAAAAGCATTGATCAAGAAGCTGATGGGGATAAATCTAGTTGAATACCAGTTGGAAATAGTAGAGGCGATTTATACTCGTCAATACGAGCATGTAGTAATAACCTCAGCCACACAAGCTGGAAAGAGTTATGCGGTAGCTGTAGCTATCGTTCTTTTTGCAGTTATGAATAAAAAAGAAAAAGTTGTGTTAATCGCTCCGACCCGGGAACAATCCAAAATTATTATGCGTTATATCTTAGAGATATTTTCCCAGAATCCAATATTGGGATGCATGCTAGACATCTCAACCAAGGAGACTGCCGATAAACTAAAACATGAAATGCGTAAAACAATGATCAGACTTAACAATGATACATATATCCAGATCCTAACAGCAGAAGGTGGATTATTGGGATTTTCAGCAACACTACTTATTTTAGATGAATCTGCTGAAATAGATGATGAAGTTTATAGAACTCAAATAAGGCGTATGCTTGGAGCAGATGAAGGAGTTAAAAAAATCCTAGTGGAAATATCCACACCACATAAACGTAATCATTTTTTTGAGAGTTTTAGTTCTCCAACTGCTAAAGTTATCCAAGTTAATTGGCAGAGGGCAGTTAAGGCTGGTCGTCTTCGACCTGAGTTTGTAAAAGAACAAGAAGAAATTCTTATGCCAGATGAATTTAAGATGTGGTATGGTGCTGAGTTTATTGACGAAGGTAAACACCAAATGTACCCATATTCTTTTGTTGAAAGAGCACAGGTAATTTATTCCAATCAGCCCAAACAGACATATAAGAAAATTCTTATCGGAATAGACATAGCTCGTTATGGGATTGATTCTACAGTCTATACAATAGTCGGATATGATGAAGAGAAAGATTATTATCAAATTTTAGATATACAAAATCATGAGAAGATGTCACTGGCACATACTATGGGAAAAGCAATTAATCTAATTGAGGAATACAAACCAGAGGTTGTTGGTGTTGATGATATTGGTATCGGTGGGGGGGTAACAGATCAACTCAAAGATCTGGGGTATAATGTTGTTCCATTTATCGCAGGCAAACAGCCACTTGATACGAAACGTTTTGCTAATGTCAAAGCAGAAGCGCATATGTTTGTCCGCAATCTTATGGAAAAGAACAAATTAGGAATACCAAAAAACCGTTTTCTCATACGTGATCTAACAACTATAGAAAAAGAGTTTACAGCAGATGGAAAAAATAGGATTGTAGATCCTGAAAAATCTCCAGACTATGCAGATTCTTTAATTTATGCGATATATTGCAATCAACTTCAAGAGAGAGTTATGTTCATAAATATGGGTTACTAAGTGGTTATTATGGAACGTCAGGGGTGGCTAAAACAATATAGAAAATTAAAATGTGATTTCCATTCTCGCGGGTATAACTTAATCAATACCAGGAGTGGTTTTAGATCAAAGATCAACAATCTTCGCATGAATATGGGCTGGACTATTAATCAAGAGAAGATAACAACAGAATTCCTGACTATGTTAGCAATCATAAAACAAGGCGGTAATGTTGTGCAAAATATTGAGGTTCTAGATCAATATAATAACGTCATTAGAATACCGATGCTCTGGGTTGAAGAGGGAAGGATCTTAGATATAGAGCAAAAGGTTGATGGTGTAGAGAGACATAACGAGAAAATGCACAGATTGAATGGGTTAGATATTCAAAGCATACAAATTCCAGAGGAGGTAAGTTCTTTCTTCAAAAATAGTATCATGGGCACTGCAATTGAAAAAATATTAAAAGAACGGTAGCATTTTAAATGGAGTGAGGTTATGGGTTGGTTAAGACCAAAAAGTAGAAGCCAGGATGAAAGTGAAACCCGTATTCCAGATTCATGGAAACGTGTAATAAAAGAAAATGAAGCAGATGGTAAAACAATACATGTCAAAGCAAAAGCACGTCGTTGTGCTCTGTGTGAGAATTATGACTTCACCTATCCCATATCAATTTATGTATGTGAAAGGTGTCTCACTCGCGCGTGGGAACTAAGAGCAGAAGTGGGTTTTAATACATCATCTGCAATTACGCATAGACCCTGCTTTTATTGCGGGAATCATGATGGTTTAATGAAAAAAATTAATAGTCATGCATGTAGGAAATGTATAATGCAAATATCTAAAGGGCAAAGAAAAATTAGATGAGTGGTTTGATGGGTTTGATCAATAATATACTTGGAAGATTCTTTTATTCATCTAATACCCCTAAAGAAACTCCAAAACAAGCAGAAGTTAAAAAAAGTATTTTTGAGGATTATTGGAATATGCCATTAGGTATACCAACCCAATCAGATATTAATTCTTATGAAGGGGTTTATACAGCTCCATCCCAATTCATACTTCCCCCAGCAATAAAAGATATGTGTTATGCTTCAGATGTTTATCGAACAATCATGAATGCCTTGAAACAAGAAACATTTAGGCAAGGTTTTGAGATCCTACAACAATATACCTGTAAGTGTGAAGAATGCGGTGCTACCTATGATTATGAAGATGATAAATGTGATTTCTGTGGTGGTTCATGTTTCACTCCTTCAATTATTGTAAAAGAGAAACTAGAACAGGTTATTCGTAAAGCCAATCCAATGCAAAATCTATCAGAGGTTTTTGAAACTCTAGAGGACGATCTTAACATTTTCGATAACTGTTTTATGGTTATAAACAAGACGTATAACATCACAGATAGGAAGATTATCTCGGCTGAGATAAATGGTGTCTATCGTGGTGATCCAATTAACATGCGGAAACTTGTAGATGCTCATGGTCGTCTTGGTTATTTGGGAAATAAAAAGGCTTATACTTGTCCATTTCATAGAAATAAAGTTTATTTTACAAATACCCCATGTGCAGAATGTGGGAGGGTTGTTTATCCAGCTCATTATGCTCAAGTTTCGGCAGTTGTTTATGGTAATGAATCATTAATCTATTTTATAGAAGGTGAAGTATTCCATAAAACAAAATTTACTTCAACCATGCATTATGGACTTCCCCCAGTATATTCTCTTTATAGAAAAATTAATACCTTGATTGCTGAAGATGATTATACAATGTCCTCCTTCACCCAGCAAAAACCACCCAGAGGCATATTGGCTGTAAAAACATCCAGTATTGAGAGTTTTATAAAGCAATGGCAAAGGATGTTAGCAGAAACCATTAAGTTCCCACATCAGATTTTTCCTTTAGGTATAGAATCTAAAGAAAACATAAAGGGAAATGCAATAGAGTTTATAGATTTTATGCGCAGTTTCCAAGAATTGCAATTTGTTGAGCATAGAGATGAATTTAGAAAAGCCATTGGTGCGTTCTTTGGCGTACAGCCATTATTTATGGGCGATACTTCTGCATCAGGTGGTTTAAATAATGAACGTCTTCAGGTAGTAGTAACAAACCGAGCTATTGAAAGATCACAATCTATTCATAATGCATTACTCCAAGAACTCTCATTTCAATTGGGTTCTGCTGGATGGAAAATACAATTAATCCCATCGGAAGAAAGAGATGAGATGAATGAATTAATGATTGAAAACCAAAAACTACAGAATGCTCTTGCATACAAGCAACTTGGATATAAGGCAGAATTATCTCCTGAAGGGGAGTTTAATTATGTATATGATGAGAGTACAAAATTACAGAATGACTTTAGTAATATTGGATTTGGCGGAGGATTAGGACAAAATCTGTTAGGTTTAAACTCTGTCAAGCCACAACAAATGGGTTCTAGTGGTGAACCGTTTAATGCTAAGTCTACATCTAAAACTATAAAAAAAAAGATGAAATTAACGAGAAAGAAGTTGAAAGAGCACTCACCCAAGAAATAGAAAAACTTATTCCTAAGAAACTTACAAACGAAAATTTAATGGAAATCAGCTCTCGTGTTTCTATACTATCATCAGGCAATCTAAGAAGAAAGTTAGAGAAGAAACTAGAAGATCTTTATCGTAAGGAAATCAAGCAAATAGGTAAAGACCTCAATATAGGTGTTAGTTTTGGACAATCGGACAAGAATATCTTAGAAACAATAGTGAATAATAAAAAACTTGGGAAAGCACTTAATGATATTGATTCAGTAACCTCACGCAAGATTCAGGAAGTAATACAGACGGGCCTTATTCAAAGCAGAAGTTTAGATGAGATTAGAAATAAACTTGTTGAAGTAGTTGATATAACCGAAAGTCGAGCACATACTATTGCACTTACCGAATCTCAGAGAGTACAGACACTGGCTCGTGAAAATAGTTATAAGAAGATCTTAGATTTAGAAACTGCTGATTTTAAGTGGATTGGTCCAACTGATAGAAGAACAACTCCAATATGTGAGAGGATAAAGAACAGAACAAAGAATGGGGTATCTCTTGAGAGATTACAGGAAATAATAAAACAAGAAGCAGATCCTCAATTTTATGATTCTAGTTCTCCATATAGCCCACATTGGAATTGTAGACATATCTTTGTAAGAACAAGATAACGGTAGCATTTTAAACCATGAATTAAGTTTTCTATTGTGGAATATCAGATTAAACTTACTGCCAAAGGTGAAAAAGAACTTAGATCGAGGATACTCGATGCAGTAGCTGATGCTATATTTACCCAATCGCAAGAAAATCTTATTGAGTTTGATAAGGTAGATACTGGATTTCTTCTGAGGTCTGGGAATATAGAAAGAAGTATGAAAGGACGTAAAATAGTTTATGCTGCGCCTTATGCAACTGCTGTGGAGTTCGGTTCCCCCCCGCACACAGTAGGCTTCCATAAAATATTGGGGTGGGTTAAAAGAAAATTAGGAGTGTCCAACGATAAAGAAGCTGCCCACATAGCCTCACGTATTGTACGCAAAATAGAAAGAGTTGGCACTCCCCCCACTCCATTTGTTCGTGATGCTATTTCAATGGTAAAAAATAATCCTAAAATAATTCAAAGATATTTAAGGTGAAAATATGATAACAGATACAGAAGTTAAGAAGTATGGAAGTATGAAAGTTATAGATCCAGACAGGAGACTATTCACAGCGTGGGCAACTGTAAATGTTAGGGATCTTGATGGTGAAATGGTTGATATAGAATCCCTTGAACCCTATCTTCCAATATTCATGGATCGGAGCCCCCCGATTATTATGGAACATACAAATAAAGTAGTCGGTAAAATCCTAAGTGCAAAAACTGCAAAAAGAAAGGATGGTACTACTGGAGTTTTACTTGATGCCAAAATCTTCAAAGACACAAAGATAGAAGATCAGGCCTGGGAAGACCTCAAAAATGAAGTTATAAAAGGACTTAGTATTGGTGGAGAAGCAGAAAGGGATATGAATAAAGTTTTAAAAGATGCACGTATCTGGGAAGTTAGCCTTACAAGAAATCCGGCATGTCAAGAGGCAACTATTGTTTCAATTAATAATATGGCCAAATCTACTGAGATAAGCAAGCCATTTGCAGGATATGAAAACTTTGATGCATGTGTAGCCCAAAATAGTGATAAAGAAGATCCAAAAGCATATTGTGCAGCAATTAAGTTACAGGTTGAGAAAGTCGAAAAGGACTTTGGACCTAAACAAAAACAAGATAATAACGGTAGCATTATAAACAAAACTGACGTTTTGGAAACTGCTACAGAAAATGATTATAATGGTGATAAAATGACAGAAAGTAAAAAAGAAACTGTAAAGGCTGATATTCCTGAAAAGCCTCCTGTCGAAGAAGTCCCAGTTGAACCTAAAAAAGAGGAGGTTCCTGAGACTCCGGTAGAACCTACACCCCCAGAAACTGGCGGTCCTGGTATGGAGGAAAGGATGGCCAGAATGGAAAGTTCTTTGGCAGAGATTATTGCTCTTTTGAAACCTGTTCCTATAGCTCCACTTGCTATGGCTAAAGAAGAAAAGCCAGAGGAAGTGAAACCAGAGGAAAAGAAACCAGAAGAAGTTGGTAAATCTGTTAAAGTAGAAAAAGCAACAAGTCCAATTCCAACTGTTGAAGCTAGTAATGGGATAGCTGTTGAAAAAACAAAAGTAAATTGGAACGATAGAAAATCGATAATGAGTGTTTATGGAGTAAAAGAGGTGTAATAAATGGTGACGCAATTTAGAACAATTGATGATATGCTTAATGCATACTATGATCCAGGTAGATTAATGAATGACGAGCAGATTAAAAAGGCTCTTACAACTTCAACCACAGGTATATTCACAACGAACTTTGGTCCAATTGCATTTTCACAACTGAACCAAGAAACAAACTCGTTTGGTATTTTGCCTAAATTCCCAAGTAGACAGAAGGGATATAGAGCAACTACAGCTAGACCGTCATCATTACAAGGTGGAGTAGCAGAAGGTGGGAGTCTATCAGCTGCAAGTGATGATACTCGTGCAACTGTAACTGTGGGAGACAAGACCCAACAGATTACTTATAGACTTTCAGAAATATTAACTCTTAGAAATGGTAAAGATGACCAAGAAGATCCAAATGAAATAAGACTTAAATATGCATCTTATCACGTTGAAGGTATTGAGGCATCGCTTAACACAGATGGAGATACTTTAGCAGCTTATAATTTTGAATCTTTTGACCGTGTAACAATATCATCTGCTGCAGCAGCTGCATTGAGTTGGACTGCTGGTGATGAGGATATAAATGGAATTGATAGATCAGCAAACTCTTGGGCAGATGCACAAGTTGGGCATAA